ATATGATCCGCATATTGACGATACGGTACCAGAATTTAAGTCAGGTGTATATTTTATCGGCACAAAGCATCCTGAATTTGAAAATTTTGATTTTCCGGACGGGTCGATAGTTCTTGATCCGTGGAGATATGTTAAGTCAGACAACGAAACAGTTAAAATCATTCATATTGGTAATTAAGCTGGCACTTTCTGATATACAATATATAATATTACATTGAACATGAAGACAGCATTAGTATTAGGAGCGGGCGGTTTTATCGGCAACCATCTGGTATCGAGATTAAAGAAAGAGGGGTACTGGGTTCGAGGCGTAGATCTTAAAGAGCCTGAGTATAATAAAACAGAAGCCGACGAATTCGTATGTCACGATCTACGCGATTATAAAATTTGTGAACGTGTAGTCAGGTTCGATGGCCATCAGGGCAATTTCTACGCCAGCGTTCCAGATCAATACAGATTGCCATTTGATGAAATTTACCAATTAGCGGCTGATATGGGAGGTGCAGGCTTTATTTTCACTGGTGAGAATGATGCTGATATTATGCACAACTCTGCAACTATCAATCTCAATATTCTAGATGCAGTACATAAATTCAATCTGGATGTCGAGGGTGAACTACCAAGTGGTCATCCAAAGACTAAGATCTTTTATAGTAGCAGTGCATGTATGTACCCTGAACATAATCAAGTTGATCCTGATAATCCAAACTGCGCTGAGGATAGCGCATACCCTGCTAACCCTGATAGTGAATATGGCTGGGAGAAGTTGTTTAGTGAAAGACTATATTTAGCGTATAATCGAAATCACAACATACCGGTTCGCGTGGCTCGCTTTCATAATATATTTGGACCACTTGGTACATGGGACGGTGGTAGAGAAAAAGCTCCTGCTGCTATGTGTCGTAAGGTGATTAAAGCAGACAATGAGATTGAGATATGGGGACCAGGTACTCAGACAAGAAGCTTCTTATATGTCGATGAGTGTATCGAAGGTATTCGTAGACTAATGGAGTCTGAATGGACTGGACCTGTTAACATAGGCTCTGATGAGATGGTCACCATTAACCAATTAGTCGACTACGCGTGCGAGATTGGTGATAAGCAGCTAACTAAGATGCACATTACCGGTCCACTAGGTGTAGCTGGCCGAAACTCTGATAATAACCTCATTCAGGAAAAGCTAGGATGGTCTCCAAGCTACCCTTTAAAGGACGGACTAGCTACGACATATGCATGGATCGAGGAACAAGTCAAACTTCAAAGCGCATCGGTATAATGTCACATGTGCGTGAGAATAAAGTTGATTATCGATACACCGTATAGTATAATTTATCTATATGATCGTAAGTGATATAGAACTATATGATGGCAATCTAATCCACGGTAGATTTGCGTACAAGTTTTTCCGGAATAAGACATTACCGATCGGTAATATCCTCGCATTCCGAGCTCCCATGCTAGTAGAGGCTGAGGGTATGATTGATAATGAGGATTTAATAAACAATGACTTCATCTATAGCGATTCAGCTATTAACTTCGTATGGGAAATTCCTGGATTAAACTCATTCGGTGCAGTCGCATGGCAGAGATTGTTCAATACGCAAATTGCTAACATATTAAGTACACAGTATCTCAACGCACCGATTGAGGTTGACGGAGACGATCTGATGGTACATAAAGAATTCGAGCAACATGGTATAATTCAAGCTAAAGGTAAGTGTAGCGTTAGCATTACATACTCTAAGGATAACGTAGCTATAGGCCATACTGCTATTAACATCGTAGCAGGTAAGCGAGCTCCAGCGTTCGCATATTCAACACATCTAAGCGAAGATCAGCAGCAAGGATTTATGAAAGATGTCATTGATGTATTTTACGCGATGAATGATGATATGTTTATTGCTACTACTAAGTTGACCTTGTAATATTTTATGGTTAATATTTTCAATTTTATAAACGATATACTGTTCAAGAAGAAGGGTGATCTGCTCGACAACATAGACAGCGAGTCCGAGTACAATCCGTACATGATTAACAGGTGGGTGAGTATGTATTCACCTCAAATGGCTGTACTAGTTAATAGTACTACAAATAAGTATTATTCTATATTCGATACTAAGCGTGATAATTATAAATTCTTAGTCTCATTTTTACCTAAATCTAATCCTTACCGTATTTCCTACATCAAGAAAGCAAATAAGAATAAAGACGATACAGTGAATGTTATAGCCACATTAGCTAAACACCTTGAACTTTCGGAAAGAGAGATAAATTATTATGTTAGGTCCAATAATATTGACCTAGAAAGGTTTAAAAAAATATGCCAATAGATGCAAGCGAAGCTCAAGCTTTAGAGCCAAATGATCGGGGAATAATCGATCTAGACTTATATAGAAATGATAATTTCTCCCTATTCGGGTTCGAGTTGTCACAGGTACTAGACAACATCATACTAATTAAGTACGCCGATCTGGGTGACGAAACCGGTGAAACGGTTGTGCGTAACGGGATCATGATCCCTATTGCTCATGTACAGCGAGCCTGGCGAATCGGTGAAGTTATACTAGCGGGCCCTCTCTGTCGCCAAGTTAAAGCCGGTGATCATATATGTTTTCCTAGCGACAAGGGTATACCATGTAGCAACCTAGATGTTGACGGCGTTGGTGTACTCAGAGACGCTGTATTCTTAAATGAAGATCGCATTTTTGGTATCTGCAAACCTGTCAATTTAAAACAAAAAAATGCGAGTAAGTCAAAACGCGCTACAAAGCGTGCTGCAAAATAATGTAGCAGAAATACGCTTTACGCGACGAACACCAAAACCAGGGAAGCCACCTTATAGACGGATGCTGTGTACTAATAGTGCATCTCTCTTAAACTCTCCTCAAGGTTTCACAGCGTTGAACTATACACCGCCGAGAAGTGCTCCCGATTATGCACCGGCGACGAAGAACTTAGTAATCACGTGGGACGTATTCATGCAAGGGTATAGGACCGTTAACTGTGATTTCTGTTATATCATCTCATTAATACCTGCAAATCAGATGTTTTGGGACTATTTTACCGAGAAGGTAATTAAGATGACCCCTGCACAGAAATCTGCATTCATGAGCGTATGAACGAAGGTATAACCATTGATGAGTATCTGAAAACTCTGTTACAGAGAGATGTACAATTTACTGTCAATGATAAGGTATTGCGCGAAGGTAAGCTAATTGTATTCAATATTAAGGATTTTTATATATCGTTCGTTATACATACTGTTAAGAACCAGACGAAGACATACGATATCCCGCTACCTTATCAAATTTTCTGTACTCCGGGCAGGATGGTACTTGATTATAAACTACATAACGTACACTACAATAAGGTAGATACACTCGAACTGATCGAAAGCATAAGCAATTCTATAGGTAAGAAGTCCAAGCTTTATGATAATCATCTAACAATTAAGTACACAGCTTAATTCATAAATACTTACAGTGAAGAATCCGACATATCACTGGGAGATAAAAGACATCATAACGCAATTCGTGTCTGCGTTTAATGATACTATCGTAAACCGGTACGATAAAAGTAAGAATATAGTTGACAAGATAAACGTGTCGTATATGTATGCACCGAAGGAGCGAGTACTTCATGATCTGGTTAACAAGTCCCAGCACATCAAACTACCTGCGGTATCCATCTCTATTACTAGTGTTTCTAGAGATGAATCTAGAGTGTTCAATAAGATATTCGGTGAGTATTCACCTGACGGTACATCAACTACACAATCATCTGTAACAAATTTTACACCATCACCGGTGCCAGTCAATATCGATGTATCTATGTCAATGATTACACGATACCAGACTGATATGGATCAAATACTGTCGAATTTTATACCGTATTCAAATCCTTATATTATCATATCATGGCCAGTTCCGTCAGCTATATCTGGTGAGTTGAGGGAAATACGATCTGAAGTATTATGGTCAGGAGATGTATCCTTATCGTACCCGACAGAATTGAACGCGACGGACAGATACAGAGTAACAGCAGATACATCGTTCACGATTAAAGGGTGGCTGTTCCCGTACAAAAAACAAGGAGATGGTCCCAACATCTTCTATGTTGAAACTAACTTTACACCCATGACTGGGTTTGAATACATCTAATGAGCAACTTTGAAAATACAAACAGTACGTCTACGAGCGGAA